GGTGAAAACCAATTCCAACCATGTTCATAGCTTCGACGCATAAATGTTTAGCACGCAACTTGGCGAGGAGATGCTAGGGGGCTCGTCTCAATTGCTCCATTATTGAAAGCAAAAGGCGTAGTCCCTGGTCATCCCAGATGCCTGCAAACAGCACATAAAGTGCCACGTAGAGGGGTCCAGTCGAATACGCTCGTAGGCAAACATATGTCTACGAGGCACGAAACTACATCCCTCGACCAATAAAGGCCATTCGCCATCCCCGGTACCTACCAGGGATGGTTGAGAAATACGTGTAAACCGTTACATCAGCATGAAAAAGGTCGAAATCAATAATCATCTCATCCTTCAAACAACTAAATATCCACTCTTCTTCTTCTTTTTACCGGAAGAAGGAGTGGATTTTGACTGATTGGCTGGCTGTTTTCCAGCCTTCCTTTTGTTTGGAACAGCGCGGTTAATTTTTCCAGCAACCTTAACCGCTGCTGCAATCTCAGGCTGTCCGGCCATCATAGCCAGGGCAGCTATTTTATCATCCTGTTCCAATAAAGCACGCAAGCCACGAACACCCATTTTCCCTGCACTTTTGAGGGATTTGAGGATTTCGTGGTCCTTGTTGTTCGTGCAACATGGAAAATTCTGATAATAGAGATCCAGAGCTTCTTTCATCGCATCGGTCATGGCGGGCACCCAAATCATACGTCCAATTATGGGATTGTCTGACGTATAGCCAAACATACCAAATGTCCGGATTCGGGCACTGCCAGATGCATCTGCGAAGCTATATCCGATCACCAGTTTCATCGTGGAGGGTAAATATGTGAATACAGACGTCCTGTCTAGCTCAGCAAGATTGCTGGGCCTCCAGGTACCATGACAGCCGAACTTTATCGGTCCATCATATCTGTTCACACGTAAAGCCGCAACCGACGTGAATGGTGATCCAGTGGCTGGTACGAACGAAGAAGGAGTTAATCCGAGGGCAACCTTCCCACCGTTGTCCAAAGAGGAACCAGTCCAAGTGACCAAAACGTCCTGGCAAATTCGCCTGAACATCTGAGTAACTGGCAGTCCCGTAAGGAATGGCCAAGGGTAGGATTGCAATGTGGACCAAGCTGCAGGAAATTTATATGCTCCTGCACTCGGTTGAAAAGCCACATCGAAAGCGAGCTGGGTTGCACGTGTATATTGTTGAGCAATACGCACACGCAACCCGGAAGCGCCCACAGGTAACGGGATCAAGGGTACTCCCAAGATCACGTCCTCGAAGAGAGCATTAGGTGCTGCCTGGGCAAGGTTCCAAGTCCCGAGCGGCATTTCATACTCAACATTTACAATGAGAACCGGCGTAGAACCCAATATACGCTCTCTAACTAAACGGACTCCCCCGTTTAGAATAGCTGTCACGTCGATAGGGATCTTTCCACTAGTCGAAACCATGACAGAGCGTTTATTGGTGGCCGATTTCTCCAAGTACGCGGAAAATGGCAGATCGCCACCTTGCTCCGTGTACTGGTAAATGAAAACTCCACGCGACGCGTCAGGCGTCGCATTGTCCGGATCCAGCGAGGTCATGCGAAGTGGAACCCGAGGTTCATTAGTCACTTCAGCATAACCATCCAAACTACTATCAACAACCAGATCAGTTGTCAATATGTCAGTCAATTGTGACTCCGGTGCCGCGTAAAGTCCAGGAACGACTTCACCTGAGCGTTCGGAAAACGACTCATAAGGCAACGAGCCAGCATGCACAAGAGCATACGCTGATTCTGTATGCTTTTGTGCCGTGTAGGAAGGGGGTTGTAAGTCCATGTAAGTGGAATCACTGGTGGTATAATACACATAAAATGAGATTAAACAACTTGTGTTGGCTCCGGCCCGCGCCGGCCAATTTAACGTCCCCCATTTAAGCCATATTACTTACCTGGGACGGCTGCACCTTAACTTAATAAGGCGCATGCGACAAAATCACATCGACGAAAATACCAACCTCTCCGGTAGGCCAGTCGTGAGTCGACTGGTTTACAAAGGAAACGGAGTGGTCTTGGTTTGCCCGACGTACCAACCAACGGGTCTCACGCAACGTGTGACCCTCTATTTTAGGGGAATTTAAAGCTATGATCAGATCGTAGCCGTGCAACACTAGGTCGGTGCTGCAACGAGCTGCGAGTGGAACTTTCAACATAGCATAAGCAGGACGCACAGCCTCAACCCACCCCAAAACCATTTTGAAGTGGCGGACATGTGCATCTCTTTCTTTCTTCCCGTGGTCGCGGTCTTCACCTGATATTTTCATTGAATCGTCGATTAACACGAGGCGTTCGTTTGAGAGTGCCGCTCCTTTTACGCGGTAGTCCTTCTCCCATTCCTTAAGTGAAAAATTCTTCTCCATAATCCGCATTCTACTATTATTGGCCATGCTTTTCTCGAAAGCCGCATCACGATTGGTGCGGAACAAGGGGTCATAAGCACGAACAAAGTAGTTCATAGTTGCGATATTAACATAAGGATAAAACGTCTCGGGCCCGTATGCTCCAATATAGAGGCAACACGATGTTCGGACTTGCAGGCATAAGCAGTGCCAAAGGGTCAGCACATGCCCACATTTGACCTGTCCGAGCTTACGAGCAAGAGTTAAGTCGCTTGGTTCTTCTTTTTGTTTTTCAAGCTTTGTACTTGATAATGGCGGAGGAATATTTTCTACAACTTCATATGTAGGTTTTGCCTCATCTCCAACCATTTTCCCATGTGGGTTTTCAGCGGGTTCTGTAGTGCGCACAGCATCACCCTCGGCAACAATAACAGCGCCTGGGGTCTTAGGTGGCTTGTGGGTCAAATCCATAATGCAGTCCAATGCCAAAACCTCAACGAGGCCAGTACAGCGTCGGAGATTTGCAATGTAATCTGCATAGAATTCTAATAGACCAGCACGTGCCATAGCGTCTTCGCGGTGCACATTAGCAAGATTATTTGGCCATCCGCCATCCCCATCCATAAAAACACGACCAAAATAAGACAAATGTTTACGATTAACTTTAGCCAACAATTTGGGGTTACTAAAGCGCATAACCGCTTCAGCCCACTCACCGAGAAAGGGTGTTTCTCTGTCTCCCGACAAGATCGACAACGCTTTCTCGGCAGCCTTGACCCCAAGTTGTAAATTTGGCTCACAGTTGGTTGTAAGATGCAACTTTTGTAATTGTCTCAGAAGGTCACAATGTGAATTTATGTCACCATTCCAAACATCTATTGTGAAGTATCGTGACAAAAACGTCACAACATGTTTGTCCCGTTCACGTTTAGTTATATCAATGTAAACATGAAGGTCCTCACAAACTTGCGCCAACAACTCAGCCGATATGCGTGCGAGACCATCGTCTCCACCCGCAAGAGAATACTCTTCAATGGCTCGAAGAGCTTCCTCATGGCTCATATATGTTCGATAGCAGCAATATAAAATGAAGATGTTGCAAACGGTGTTAAGGGGGGAAGTCCACATGGACCCCGAAAGTACCATCCAGCCACTTTTAAATCTCACTCGGAATTCCGTGGTGCATTTCCGATTAGTTTCCTTATTACACACGGTCTCTATCTCTTCACGGTCACCATATTGTCGGTAACAACGCCGAATTAATTCGGTACACATGAAGAAAAGAAACATGGAACGTGATCCGTCCCATCGACTGTAATCTGTTTCCGCGACATCCTCGGCATCGATGCAGATGTTGGCAACTCTTGCAGCAACTTCTGCAGGGGGATGACCAAAGGCATACCACGGAAACTTTTTCATATATCGCATAAAAGGATAAGCGTACTTTGCAGATCGCACTTTGTCTGTTGGGGGCAACTGATTTATGTTTCTAGGATCATTAACTGCCATATATGCTTCAGGTTTCTGAAAACAAACGACAATCTCACAGGTGTCACCATCATCAGCACGCCGCAACAAATGCTGCTGCGTTCGACTTGGTTGACACTCACTAATTTCCTC